ACCTGAACCTTTCCCATAACTGTGTGGTTCTCCATCCATATAGATGTTACCATGTGCGAACAATTTTTTAAATTAATTACTGAGTCGTCGGGGTGGTCTAATTCCCCGAGGGCGCGCCGTTCTTTCACCATTTTCTGATATGTTTTCACTTCTCTCATTAAAATTTCTGGCGGATACATGCGGTTATTCCCATTAAGGACTCCGCCCTCTTGCAGCTTGCCAGTCAAAATCATGCCGCCGTTCGCTACGTAGTGCTTTTCATCTTCGGTTAAAAGATCTTGACAAACTCCACCATCGCAAAGCTCATAATACTCTCTTAATAAAACTTTGCTCACAGCTAACTCCCTTTACAACAATGTCGGACCGGTTGCAGCATCCACTTCTTTGTCCATATGTTTGTATTCATATTTTATTCCTTCATCTCCAAATATCATGTTAAGAACATATGATGTTCCAGATGATAACCATCCCAACAAAAAAAAGTTTACGACGGTTATATCAAAATTAAATAGTTCAGTGAAAGGAGAAAGCAACATCAAAAACCAACCTGCATGAAAACCTATGCACATTGGGCATCTAAAAAGCTCTCCAAGTTTTCCTTCTGTTGGTCTTATTCTGTCAAAAAGTTTGCCATAAACGACGCCTTGGGTAAGCCCGTAGGCCACCAAAACAAAATATAATAACTCCATCAATACCTCTAAATTGTATACAGATAACTTAACGAATAAGGATCGCGGATGTACCCGGGGCGGATTGAGCCTTTTTCAGATGCTTGCGGCACCTCTCCCAATTCAGTTGAATCTTCTTTCTCGGGATGTGTTAATTGTTCATCGTCCATTGCTACAATCGCTTCTATTGCTTCGAAATATGGGCGCTCTTCGTCAATAAATTTTGAAATATTAATTAGCGCCAGCTTGGGAGCTATCGTAGGGTCTTCTGCTGAGGTTTCCAGCATACCCTCCAAAGATCCATAAAAAGAGCCGGCTTGAACTGATTCTGGGATTACGACTCCCTTCTTGTGTAAGTGGGCGAATAGTCTATTTTGTGCGCCGTATACTAAGTCATTCATCGTATTTTTTGGGAAAACAGTAATTTTATTTTTTGAAGGAGACAGAACAATATCAATATCTCCATGATCAAATATCATAAGATCGCCGGCGATACTCTTGCGAATATCAAGTTCTAAAACAACCCTTGATTCGGCGGCTGCAGAGCCAATTTTAATCGCTATGGCCATCAGCGTAAATTTCCTTTACAAGTTTCTGTGTTCTTAATATTGCGAGAAGTCGCTTTTCATCGATAATACTTTCTGTGAGTGTGTCCAGGTTTTTGATCACTTTATTCGTTTTTTCAATCATGCTCTTGTCTTTTAAAATTTCTTCTTTCGTGAGGGCTTTTGCAAGTTTTTCCTTCAGGCGCGCCACTTCTTCATTTAAAAATGTCTTTAGCTCAAGTGCGTTATCCGAGAAAGAAGAAACATAATAATTTAAAAGTTCTTTTTGTTCTTCCAATAAGCTGTCCTCGTATTTATTATTAAACTTGCCAACAAATGATTTATAAACCACGTTATCTATTTTATAATCTTCTTGTTTTTCGGATGCTGCTCGAAGCATGCTTTCCGCAATTTGATTTTCTAATATGATTCTATTTTTTGGGGTTGTGTTATCAGCAAATATTTGAGCTATCGTTGCCAATGATTTATAGTTTGGCACAAAATTATTAAATATAGATGTAGATAGTTCTTTGTTTATATCATTAATTAACTTTGTTTGCTGATCAAATAGCTTCTCAGAATCTATGAACTTTCTTTGTATTTTTGATTCTTTAATTATTTTCTCACAAAGGAACCGATTTAAATTTTGATTTTCATATAGCGAGCGATAACAATCCAAGTCTCTCTTAAGGGTCGATGATGGTTTAAAATGCTTCTTTATAATTCTGATTATTGTATTTTTTCTAGCGTGATCTTTTTTTAAGACTGATACTGTTGCCTCTCTAATTAATGCTTCATAAACAAAGGCAGTATTGCGTTTTTTATTGTGCTTTACTTTCATCGTCATCTTTGGTTTTTTCCTTCTCTTTTGCTTCTAACTCAACAATTAAATTGCGGACTGATTCGTTTATTGAAAATATCTTTTCTTCTTCGATCTGTTCTTCTAAAGTATAAATAGGTTCTTGCTGCTCAGGAATCCCGTACGAGAGAGTTTTTAAACCTCCGTAACCTGGAAAAACATTTCTGTTTCCGGGACTGCTCTTTTCTTTCGAGTACTGTGATGCCATATGGCGAGAAATCGGGCCCCTGGTCTTGCGGCCATCTGAATCCACTGGGAAGTACTTCTCGTGTCTGCCGTATGTTCTTGGTGCGTTTCGTGAGCCTGGGGGAACAGCCAAGAGCGCAGACTCCTCACCGGCGGGGGCTTCGCCAGCCGGGGGGATTTCGCCTTCGGGGCCGGGAGGGATTGCGCCGGCCGGCATTTCTTCTGGGCCGCCGAGACCCATTCCGCCTTCGGGTGCACCCATTCCACCTCCAAGAGCCCCGGCCGTTTCTGCCAGGGCCATTCCTTCTGCCACTTGTTGCAAGGATGCATCTTGTTTGCGATCATAATACATCTCCCTTTGGTTCCGAATAAAGTCCTCCGAAGACATTCCAAAAACATGTTCCGATACCCAGCGGCGCGAAAAATATCCTTCAGTGGCGGAGCCTGCAATATCAAACTTTTGCTTCCAGTGCTCTAACTCTTGAAGTTCGGCGATCTTGGAAGGATTGTTGAGGGACAGACTAAAGGCTAGTAAATCATCGCCCCTAAAGCCAAGAGTGTAAAGATGAATAATACCTATTTTTTCTAACTCTGATATTATAACTCGCTGCAGCCGCTGAATGGTCCTGGCGAATCGGATGTCTTTTTGCGCTAATGTTGTCTTATCTTCTTCAGCGCCTTCTCCCATGGTAAGATATGATTGTGGAACCTTTAGCGCAGAGAACAACTTATCTCGAAGATACTTAATATCATCAATTTGTGTGATGTTCTGGGCCCCGGCGAGAGATTCGATTGTGGTGGCTGAACCTGCGCGCACGGGAATGAAATAATCTTCTTCAATGCTCATCGGGTTATACCGAAGGTCCACGCGGCCGGAGTCTGGATTAACGACGGAGTGTCTCTTGAGTTGACTTACAATTTTTTCCATGTATTGCTCAACCTCTTGAGGCGGAATTGCGCCAACATCAATCTTAAACACTCTTCTTTCTGAGGAGCGCACAACACGATAAGCCATCATGGCGTCTTCCATTAGCACCAATTGTCTCCATATACGACGAGCAGGCTCACAAATAGAAGTACCATATGGAGCATACTTATCATTACCGAGAATACGGAAGTGTGCAATCTGCCAGTTTTCGAAAGTCATACCGGCTGAATTCCACTGATATTGAACATAGTTGGGGTTGGTGGAATCTTCTCCTTCTAATCTTTCAATCTCCGGGTTTGGTAAAGCAATGACAGATTTAACTCCATACTTCTCATCGACATCTAAATATAAAAAGAAATCTCCATACTTGCACATAGTGCGCGCCCAGCCAAAAAGATTATACTGAACATTTAGAATGTTGCTATAAAGGATTTCGAGGACGGCTGTGATTTCTTCGTTCGGACATTTGACATTCAACATTGGACGTAAATCAGAGTATGTTGTCATTTCATCTGCGTAAATATCCATTGTTGAAGCAATCTCTGGCGTATATTCCATTTGATCAAAATCAACATAGCGCTCTGTTCTTCTTTGATTTGCAATCGCGTTTGTCGCAATTGAATCGAGGGGGTTGTATAGGGTCTTTTTAAATTGCTGCCCTGACGCAGTCTTGAACCGTGAGGCGAATTTATCTAAATGTTGTCTTCTAATCCGGCGCCCTGTCTGGGAACGATAGTTGACAATCGGACCTGAGAATAATCTCGTTAATGCCTTGAATAATTTAGATTCTTGGTTTGCGGGGTTCTTGCTGGGTGCTGCCATGTATTATCTCACTTTATAATCCACTTATATTGATCATATAAGTTTTTTGCTTCACTTATCTTATCAAAAATATTATCTTTTTTGTAGCCATGTTGACCTTTAATTTGCGTATTAATGGTTGTTTTAGATTTAATTATTGCGTTGGCGAAAGCTTTTTGATAATTTAAATCGCGGGCGTTGGCTTGAAGCGCTGTGTCTCTGACCCAGCATGCAATTGCTAGCGCCATAATTAAATCATCATTGTATCCTTTCATCGCTTGGGGTTTTCCATTCTTCCAAATAAATGTTTTCATCTCATTTACTATTCGAGACGAATATACTGTAATTAGTTTATTTCTGATAAACTCTTCTAATTTGGCCACTATTAAGGGCCTTGTCTTCATCGATGTTGTAAATCCGGGGATGGCGCTGGTACGTACTTCTGCCTGATGTTGCTCGATATATTCGTGTGTTGACTTAATTGAATGATATAAGTTGGGGTACCCATAATCAATCAATTTATCTAAAACTGAATATCCAATATTGTTGTTTTCAACCACAAGCATGCAGCCGCCGAATTCTCTTCCAACTTGGTTAAGCATTCCAGCAAACATGTCCAATGTCGGCTTTCCTTGATATTCGCCAACTATCTCAAGTGTTTCTAATTTTATAATATGGAAAGTTGAATAATCGGCGCCGTCACCCCTGGCCACATCAGCAACCATTAAATAATTACATGTGGGATCAAATTCTTCCCAAATCCAAAAATTACGATCAAATCCTGTTCGATGTTTGGGCTCCTTCACTGTTGTTAAGAGCCATCCCATGCACTCTGGATCAATCACAGTCTCGCCAGAAGTGTTGAAATTGCATTCGAGTTCTTGCGCAATTTGACGCTTGGACATATTTTTAGTTTCTTTCTTATACCAGGCTTCGTCCCTATCTGGATGAACATCCCAGCGAAGCGTCGTCAGATGAAAATTGTTTGTGCCACCTTCTGCATCGGCGCACACCTTATGAAACCAATTGCCCACGCCATTGGGGGTTGAAAGCGCAATGCAGCGGCCGCCGGTCGATAGTGTGGGATATAGGCCGGTCCACAGTTCCTCAAGATTTTCGATGTGAGCGGCCTCGTCAAGAACCAAAAGAGACAACGCTTCTGAACGGCCGGCGTCACCGGAGGTAGAGGCGGCTTTAATCGATGAACCATTGGAAAGCTCAAAAGATGTCCTGTTGTCAACATCAATCGTGGCTATTTTTAGCCAGTCTGGCAAATTGCGCATGATGCTCTTCACTTTCTTAACAAGGTTGCCGGCTGTCGCGAACTTGGTTGCCATGACAAGAATGGCTTTATCTCTGTGGAATAACATCATCCAAACAACGTAGCCCGCTGTAATCGTTGAAATTCCAAGCTGTCGCGCTTTTAATATAACGTTGAATCTATAGTCGTTAAACTCTTTGAGCAAACCATCTTGGAAGTCGTATGTATCAAATAAAATCAGCCCGTGCATCGGGTGTGATATACGGGCGTATGTGTTAAGAAAGTAAGACGGATCTTTGCCGCACTTTAAAATCTCTTTGACTCTTTGTTTTTTGTCTAATTGGAAACTCATACATCTTTATTTTAGTCGTAATCTTCTGGATTTTTTAATATATCGACAAGCACTTGAAGCTCGTGGGTACTCTTTTTCATCTTTTCCATGATGTCATTTGCCACGTCGATAATATAATCTCCATGACGGCTGCCCTCTTGAAATAATCCTATAAGGTTTTCTCCGTATCTCCAGCGCATCTCCTTGCTCTCGGGCCCAACAACATCAGCCAAATTGATTTCTATGCCAGCCAAAGCGCGAGATAGCTCATCTATCTGGCCAGCAATTTCTTCTCGACGTACTGAATCACCGGCCACATCAGATTGGTACTCAGCTTGGGCATCGCCAGGATAGGCATCCACTGCTTCGGAAAGAATGTTCCCAATCATTGACTTTAAGTCTCCCAACTGAAAATCATCGTCGGGAGTTTCGGACTCCTCTTTGATATACTCTTCCATAATGATTCGATAAAGATCTTTGCGAGATATTTGCATGCGGTTACTCTCCGCTGGTTTTTGGGCGCTTATCGTTCTTGGGGCGCTTGCCTAGACCACCTTTATCGAGAAAGCTTTGCCAGCCATCTTGTAGTTTGTCGTTTGAATATTGAGGAACAGTTTCTGCCTCGCTGCCTTTTATAATGAAGGTTTTGCCGGCAGTAACCCATGATCGTACGCGGGATGAATTTTCTACGCGAACATCAATATCGCCTTCTTGCTTGAGTTTCACAGAGCTTCCCGTGACCTTCCGATATTCTTTCTTTAGAAATGAAAGAATATCCGTGAGTCTTTGGTCGATCTCGCCTTCAAAGCCTTTCGCATAGACTTCTTTTAATTGTACTTCGGCGTGGTATGACAAAACCATCTTGTTGCCGAAGAAGCGAACGTTGAAGCCATCCATAACTCTCTTATCGATTAAAGGGTTGCCTTGCTCGCGTTGGAGACCGACTTCTACAAGCTCACCTTCACTATCGCGGGCGCCATCATAAGAGTTTGCGGCTGCTTGTGATAGACCTTGGATTATGTCATAAATGGATGCCATTGTTTACTTCTTCCTTCTGATTCTAATTACGCGGCGCTTCTTGCCTTCTTGCGCTACACGGCGCCTCTTGCCTTCTTGCGCGGCCGCTTTGCCGCGCTGGCCGGCGGCGCCGGCGCCCCACGAGGAACCGAGCTTGCGGCCTTGTGACAACGCCGTCACGCCACTTGGGCCGGCGGGGGCGCTTTGTGATCTCTGTACTGGCGGCCGTCGCTCACCTCCTGGCATTGATGCGGCCATCTCGGCAGACTTCTTCGCGCGCTCTCTGGTCTTGGTGCGCGCGGAGCTAGCTATTCTTTGAACATCTGATTCGTCTATACCCATTTCGAGCATCAGGCCGGCAAGGAACTCGGCGCGGTTCATGGGAGGTTGCTTTCCGATTATCTCTTTCATCACAACTAATGCTTGCTGGACGCGGGGGGCCTTGAGTTGCAGCTTAAGTGCTGCGCCGCCTGTAAGCTCCCCTGCGGCTGCCATGCCGATGGGCTCTCCCAACTCCTTGCCGGGGCCGACACCGGATGGGTCAGACTTGGAAGGGGGCGCGCCCCAGGGCGCATCTGGACCGACGCGGCCGCCGGCTCTTCCGGACATACGTCGTGCGATATTGGCAAGTCGACCCGGTTTGGCGCCGGGGAGGCTCCACTCGTCGAGTTCTCCCTCTTCTTCAAGAACTTCCAAAATGAGTTCTTCTAATAATTGTTTATTTATTTGCATTTTTTGGTCTCCATCCTTTTAACCATCTTTCCTCTCTATCATCAACATATTTAATATAACAACCGTGGCAGCAATCAAATTTAGTGATACAAACATCGTCCATGGATTTCTTTGGAAAAGTTCCGCAAACAGAACAATATTTTAGAGACTCTCTATTAAGTAGTTTTTTTGTAACCTTTATTCCATTTATATCTATTTTCTCTTTCCATTCTTCATTTTTCTTGATTTTCTGATAAAATTCTTGCATCTGGTGCAGGTATTCTTTCTCTTTCTCATCAGTCCAATTTGAGTTCGGATTTACTATTGCTTCGTCACCATATTTTTCGGCAATTGCTTTCTCTGTGGCGGCGATATTGTTTAGATTTTTATCTTTCATCGAACGCCTTGTATGCTCCATATGTGGCTGCGGACCCAATTACGACTCCGCCGATAAGCCACCACGCCTTGTTGCGCGGAGATGTCTTTTTTAATGACTTAACAAGTGATTGTATTTCTTTATCTTTTTGTACAATGAACAAATCATATTCTTGAGAAAGTGCTTTGTGTTCTATTCTTAAACTTTCGATTTCATATCGGTGAAGTTCTCGCTGCTTGCTTAGTTCGTATTGCACCACACCATCGCATGCATATTGAAACCGATCATAACCTGAGAGTGTCTCTGCTGTTGCTAGTTTATTAAACAAAACGCCCTCAAAGGGGGCACACTGGTTCTCTCCTAAGATGGTGAATTGGGCTGTCTCAGCATGTGCCGGAGACGAGATCATTAATAGCAAATTAAGGAGCAACATATTCAAACCCAAGAGTGGTCTCTATATCTTTAATTAGTCCTTTTTTATCTTCGCTGAACTTTCTTGCATATTCTCGTGTTTTCTTTTCTCGCTCTTCTTCCAGTTCAACTAATGTTCTCTCGTAATCTTTTTCAATCGCAGCTATGGAATTAAGATAGCTTTCCATAAGCAGCTGCTTCTCTTCTATCTCTTGCTTGTGAATCTCTTTGAGTCCTTGAATCTGGGCTTCGTTAGACTCAACCATGGTTGTATATGCTGATTCCATTAGATGATAATCATAACGAGTCTTTAGGACTATCACCGCAGCTAGCAATACTATTGCAATTATTTTCCAATGTCTGAAAACAAATTCTAAAATCTGTTTCTTAATCATTGTATCCTCGCAATCTGGCTATGGCGTCAATAATTGTCTGACCACCGATATAGATCGCTGAGATGATTACCCAATCCTCACTGGTCACGTGACCTGTGAATGTTAATGTTGTCGCCGTTGACCATACTAGTAGTTTACGGGATGTTAGTTTTGCTAGCCATGTGTCAACGAATGCTTTTGTTGTTGCCATCATTTTTTACCTCTCTTTTTCTTTGAAATTTCGACTGCTGCTAGCTGTGCTAGCGCAGCCTTTTTTGGTTTTGGTTTTTTAGATAGTTCTCGGCCACTTGAACACGATGCCGCCTTATAGCCGCCTTTGACCTTCTTAATTTTTTCATCTAGATCAAACATGTCTGATGGTGCGGGCTCGCCGAAACTTGCGTGATGCAAAATCTCTATTGCCTCATTCAGAATTTCATTCAAAATCTTCTCTGCAGCATCTTCAGAAAGGCTTTCTATATCGACCTGAACCTTTCCTCGTATTGCCAAAAGCGTATCTCGGGCGCCGCGGTGTTCTGGTTCAGGTTCGGTGGCTTCTGGGGTTATTTTGCTAAACAGTCGCGATGCCCAATCCTCTGAGTCGGGATTATATGCTTCTTCTATCTCTTCTTCGATAATCTGCTTGAGTTGGGACTTGGTGATTTTCACTTTAGTTCTCTCCGTAGCCGTCGCTCAAAACCTCTTCAAGTTCTTCTTTGATGATTTTCATTAAGTTTTCACGGCGGTACTGGGGGTACCTATGTGGGCCCCACATCGCGTCTTTTTCGGCGCTATATCCTATAGGTCCGTGAGTTAACCCTGTCTTGGGGTCCTCTTCTCGATGGGCGCCAGGCCAGGTCCACTTCTCACGGCCGCCTATGAGGTGGCCTAGGGCGCCCTTTAGTGTCTTTGCAACCTTCATATAGTTAGGCTGCTTCCGGCTCTTCGAGATGCCGTCTGGCTCTCTCCAGTCGTGCATGGCGAGGCCCTGGTTGTAGGCGTAGGCGAGTTGTTGGTATACCCATTCGAGCGCATCTTCTTCGTTCTGGGTTGGTACCTCAACGTAGTCATTGCTGATGGGCATGCCCATAGCACGGCGCCGAACGGGCTTATCCCGCTCCAGATCTTTTTGCAGACTCTGGACGTGGAATCGAAAGTTTTGGATTGGTTCGATCAGGTGTGTGATGCCGGGTTGTGTTTTAACCAAGTCGCTCTTCGAATTCCTTATATCTTTGAGCATCATGCCCGTATGTCCGAGCCATGCAGGAATATCCTTTTTTAAAAATTGCGCCACGAGCGCAATCTCGCCCGGCAGCGGTGGGCCCGGGGGCGCAGCAGGGCGCTTATCTCCTGGCCATCGAGGGCCGCGGCCTATACTCGTCGCGATGTCGTGATATTCAGAGCCCGGCACTCCACGAGCCTCTTCTATCTCTTCTTTAATAATCTGTCTAAGTTGGGACTTGGTGATTTTCATTGTGGTGTTCCTATGTTGCAGGAGTTACATCCGGCGTTGCAGTGGGGGGAGTCACGTCGGGAGTACCGGGCGCGGCGCCTTCTGCACCCTTAAGGGATCCCATCAGTTCTTTGATCTCCGGAAGTATTTTGACCAGTTCTATAATCTGAGGGAGATACTTCATAACTTGAGCAAGGGCTGCGAGGTTTTCATTGAGGGGTACACCATTAGGAAGACGTTCGATTTCTTCTTTAATGATCTGCTTAAGTTGGGATTTTGTGATTTTCATTTTCTTTGTGCTTTGGCGCGCAATCGGAGCGCTGCCGGGGATCCACCAACCGGATCAGGCGGCGGGGTGCTGACGTAGATGGCTTCCTCTTCTTCTGGTGGTGGCTCTGTTGGTTCTTCAAGTTCCTCGGGTTCCGTTAACGGTTCTTCAACTCTTGCCAATCTCACAAGC